GCCACCTGCTCTGAAAGCAGTAAGACCATTATCATTAGGTAGATATAAATCTCCTAACTCATTCCAATTGCTTTCGATGCTTTCATCAAAGTCAGTATCGGGATCATACCAGCGCCAGTCGGTAGTCACTGAACTATCCTGTCTAATAGAAAGTTCATCCAACCACTCATACACATTACCAGCACAATCGACAATATTATAATTACTGATAGCATTGGTTACAGTACCAGTTGCAGTTCTACTGCTGTTGCTGGTAGCAGACCAGGCATTGACATTGTCACCATCGTTACCCTGAGGACTGCCCTGAGCTAATGCTGTCCACTCTGACATTGATGCCATCCTCTTATCAACTTTGGCAAACCTTTCAGCGAAACTGTACCAGCTTAAGCCTTCAGTTCCGGTTATAGGTGTCGCATTATATTTTGATTCAACACCACCGTTACCATCATCAGATGCCAGATAAATATCTACCCAAAGGTTTCCTACCTTAGCCATCCCCTCAGGGGAACATTTAGGACGATTAACAAGGTCCCAAACTGAGTTAGGTACAATGCTTTCTGATACATCAGAAGCTGTAGAACTGTTCCTTACCCGGCCATAATGAAAGCCACCAATCTTCCGAGTGTTATCAGCACTGGGCGTAACTCCAGAAGGAATTGTATCTGGATAAGTAGAGTTAGCCGAAAGCACAAAGTCTGGCTCAATACCATCAGCTGGTTGACAGGCATAGATATAATAATCTGTACCCATCGCAAAACTAGAAAAACTGCCATCATTGTCTGAGGCAGTTAGTGCTGATGCTGATTCAATTTTTAAGTTCTGCCTATTAATTCTTAATGCCAGGGCCGGAATATCTACTCCCTGGACTCCGGTTGTCTTTTCTATGTTTCCTTCAGCGTTGTAAAAAGCAGGACTATCTACTCCTACTACACTTAGCATAAGTCAATCACCTCTTGAACTTCAGATTCTGTAAATCCTAACTCTTTGAGCTTTGAGTCAGGGTTATCTACTAATTTATACTGAACAATTTTAACCGTCTCGGTTTCCTGATCATCTTCTTTCATTATTTTATAATCAGGGAGCGGGCCAGTCCTTTCATCCTCAGTTGCCAGTTCTTTATCAAATACATAATGCTGATCAGTTTCTAACAATGCCTGATAAGCTTCTTTTACTTTTTGAGTGTAGCCGAAATCATCGACGATATTTTCATAATCTTTTTTTGTCTTTAATTTTTTAGGAAATCCTTTCATTTATAATACCTCCTCTAAAACAAGTGATCCGTCAATAACTACTAATTTATATTGATGATCAGCAGTCTCTAGATCTAATTTGTCATTAATATCTTTTACAGTAACATAAGTTAAACTTTCGTCTATTTGAGCGGTAACATTTTCTGCATTACCTACAATAGTTACCAGATCAAGAGTAGATTCTACAATATCTGATCCAGTTCCAGCCGGCAAAAAGTCAGCATACTGCCCGGCGTTTGCTACGCAATATAAAATTTCGCCTTTGTCTGGATCGTTAGCGAAAAGACCAATCTCTCTGATATAAAAACCAGTGGCTAAACCTTGATTAGAAACAGTAGCTCTGGCTCTAGCATTACCGCTGCCGTCTACAAATAAATCGGTAAGGTTAAGAGACTCCTTTTCATTTATCAAAGAACTTAAATCAATTAAATTTGTACCATCCGGCAGTTCTCCATCTCCAACTGCTGCTCTAGTAAAATTTAGAGTAGTACCAGTCTGAGCTTTTGACTGCAGCTCTAAACCATCTTGAGTAATCGTTAAACTATTAAACTGGGCCATCATTTACACCTCCGTGTATAATTTCAAATAAGTACTTTGTCTGTTTGCAACTCCAACTTTTAATGCGCCCGAACTTTCTATAACCTCGGGCAAAGGTATTTGTTTTAAAATCAATTCCTTAGATTGTCTATTAACTGCGGCAACATAAAGATTATTAACTGGATCATAAACATCTTGGACCGGAATCTGTTTTAAAGTGACATTTTGATTAGTATGCATAAAAGATGCAAAATATAAATTAGCAATGTTTTCGCGCTTAATGTTAACTGATTCTAACCAGGACCGTTTATTTTTTGCTGAGTTAATAGCTTTCAGTAGTTTTCTTAAGACTTCTTGATCAGTTATTCTATCCTCAACTTGGATTCTGAAATAATAAGGGTCTCCATCATATTCAAACCATTCTTCCACAATAGCGTTGTCAAATGCATCACTGACAATTTGTTCGACCGCAAAAGGAGTTCCCTTTGTATAATGCAAAATATAAGCTTTTTTTGCTATTTTTCTTTTTTTCTCAATTGGTAAACTGAGTTCATAATAATCAGCATGAGCTGACAGCGCTAAATGATCGACAACTTTTTCTTCTGCATTGTCAATATCTCCAACAGTTAAAACTTTATTTATTTTGCTTACTGTTTTTTGATGTTCAGCGTCTATGCTTTCGCTTGCTGCTATGATATCCGGATCTTCTCTTAAATTCGGAGGTAAGATTTCAATAAGTTTAACTTCATCTATTTTATTATTCATCTTCTAAACCTCCATAATTAATAGTTATATTGGCTGCAGCTGCCACCTCTGTTTTCTGAACTTGAGTAAATACTGGTGCTGCAACAACAGACCTTTTAGCTCCAGCTTCTTTTATTCTACTTTTAAGTTCATCCGGGTTTATATCCCGGCCAATTTTTGTTTTTTGCCATTTTTGATAATCAGATATAGCTTGATCAACTGCATCTTGTATATTCTGAGCAATATCTTCATCATTTGAAGATATGTAATAAGTCAAATCTATATCATACATAACTTGGACCGGAGCTCCTACCTGTACATTATCCGTAAGTGGCCTTCGTTTTTTGAAATCCAAATATTCTTCTAAAGAATCTATTATTGCCTGGTCAGGTAATTCTCCATTTTCTAAAATAAATCTAATATCCACAACTCCTGGCGATGGAGAAGTTGGCACAACATCAATAATGCTCTGACTAAACTCTTTGACAAAAAAGATATATGCTCCCTCCGGGCCAGCAACTGAAAACGACTCTGGCTTCAAATATGTTTTTCTGGTCAGACTTTCATCGCTTTCTTCCTCAGCTCCATTCTGACTTGTATCTATATTTGTTATTGATTCAGTATAAGGTATTGGATCAACAAGAGTATCTATCTGTCCAGCTGTGAAACCATTGCCAATTGTTCCTGCTTCAGTACAAGTAACTTGAAATTCATAGGTTGTTGACCCGGCCGGCACTTCTTGATATTCAGTAGTTTCAAAAAATATATTATTACCAGGAGTAACTCTGGTTCCGGCTTTTATAGGAACTGCATTATCTTGTGCTGCAGAAAGAGTAATTTCCATAGTTGTTATCGCTTTTTGCGGTCCGTCTTTATCGACACTTAACAATGCAGCTAAATGTTCTAACTTTTCGCCTGTGGAATAATAAAGCAAATTCTGTTTTGCGACTTTATCTATTAACAAATTAGTTTGGTATTGTTTCAAAACTTGAGAATAAATCCAAATTCGAACAGGATCACCTGGGGCAAGGGTTTTCTTTTTCCCAGTTTGATCATAAAAAGCTTTTTCATAACTTTCTATAGCATCGGCCAGCATAGTTTCTACATCTGTTTCTACAAAATTTATTTCCGGCAAGTGTTGCAATTCTTGAATTTTAGCCACTTTCTAACACCACCTTAGGTATTAACACTCCATCTTGATCCGGTTCTTCAAATAATACTTCAGTAACTTTTACTCTGGGTTCATATTTTCTTACCTGTTTAACATACTCTGCAGTCAAAAGCCCTTTGGCCCGGGCCATCGGTTGGTCAAGAATAGACCAGTCGATTCCGAATTCTCTATCAAAAGCAACTGTTCCTTTTGGAGTGGTAAGTATAGTTTTTACATTTCTTATAACTTCCTGATATTCTTCAAGATCATCATTTAAATTTAAATTAATTTTGGTTGTATCAATCATTTGCATCACATCTCCGAAATGTATTCTTCAAGAGAGACATCTATTTTTGCTGAAAATAATTCTCCCTGGTTAAATACAGTATTCCAGGCTGAACTTATGCTTTGGCACACCCAGAGATCGTCCCCAACTATCTTGCTGCCTATAACAAGCGAATATGCTTCTCCTTGATTTACAATGCTGGCCCACTTTTCTATCTCATCTCGGGGTTTAACGCCGTGGTTTCCATTGAGGTTAATTGTAAAGCTAATCGTTTCAAGATCGGGATTGCTAAATTCACTTCTAGGTTTTTGGCCAATAATCTGATGTTTTTCATAACTGGCAGAAGCTGTATGAGATAAGTCATTAAAATTCAAAATCCGACTATCTGATGTTTCGAAGATAACCGGACCAAAATATCCAATCATATAATCACCTTATTTCTAATGAGTATGGTGGTTAGTGTTGCCTGCTGTATCAATAATTGATCCTCCTGAGGTTATATCTCCACCTGCAGAAATAGTGCCACTAACATTAAGATTTTGATTAATAGTTAAGTTTTTAGTTATAGTTGTTTCTCCATCAAGAGTAATTGTAGGAGCTTTAAAAACAATCGATGTTGCTGCATTAAGCACAATATTATCAGCGTCTATGGTTAAAGTTTTTGAGTTTTTATCGTACTGGTAAAAGGCTTCGTCATAGATGTTTTTATAATAGTACTGTGGCCCGGGCTGCTTTGGCATATTTTTGAGACTATAAGGCTGGCCCAGACAAAAACCTTTTGAAATTCCATTAGGTAAGAAAACACATAAAACAGTATCCCCTACCTCTGGCATATTATATTCAAAAGAAAGATAAGGAAGAAGATCTGTAACAATATTATCTTTATCTGGAAAGGTCACTTTCACAGCTCCGCGTTCATAATCGATACTTGAAACATTACCAACTCTGATCATATTTTTTAATATCTGAACAATTTTATCTTTAATCCAGCTCATTAATAACCCTCCAGAACTTTATGCATTTCAAGGCCCATTTTATAAGGTTTTACATTATGAATTATTTTATCAATATAATACTTGCCAGAATAAATTCCTAAGCCAGTGATTTCTATAGTGCTGCCGGCAACTAAAAAAGTTCCTCCACTTAATTTACCTTTCAAATTTATTTCGCTTTTATTTTTCTTTCTTAAAGCCCCTTTCGCTTTTGCTTCTGCTTCAGAAAGAGAAAATACTAAATCATTAATCTCTAATATTTTTTTACCTGGTTCCCCTGGTATTATAAAAGTATAATCTTTGTGTTCTTCGGTTTCTGGATCAAAGTAACTTAAATGAGCTCCATCATATCCGCTGTCAGTAAGATTAGGATCGAGGTCCCAGTCTTCTAATTCTGATTCGTCAATAGTAGTTACCGGCTCCTTGCTCTCATAATCTTTTTCGTTATAAAGTACAATTTTTTCTTTATAAATTTTCATTACTACACCGTACCTGGTGCAGAGATCATTAAGAAAAGTTTTGTCACTAACTTCACTTTGTTCAACAAATTTTATATCGGGATTTAAACTGGAATCAAAAACTAGATTTAAATTGTTCTCATTAGCAATTTTTTGTGCTATTTTCTCTAAAGTGGCTTTATTCCAAGTTCTGCTTTTTTTAGTAGTTGTAAAGTCTGTATCATTAGGAAGTGCTGCAGCATTTAAACTTAATTCAACTGGTCGCCCTCTGTACCGTGGCCGATCAACAATAAATTTCCCGCAGCTAAAAACTCTTGTATCTCCCTCTTTGTTCCAATCTTCTACTTTTATTGATGCTTCAATTACATCGCCTGTTTGAGGAGCCCAGTTCGATAGCCATTTTTTTGTTATATCATGTACTTTAAGTTGTATAGTATCTGACGATCCCGAAGCAACATCGGTAAAAGAAAATGATTTAATTTCCTTTTCTAAGTTTTTAGTTATATTTGTTCCCTGGTAATAAATTATAGGATTAGCTCTTCTGGTTTTCATTTATTAATCCCTCCATGGAGGTGCTTGTTTCCCAGAAGAACTTTCTTCATCTATTTCCGGCAACTCCAGTTCAATGCCGGCTGGGAAAATAACAAATTCTATATATTCTTTATTCGCCTGCATTAATTCTTTTGCATATTTTTCTTTTCCTAAATTTTCTTTTGCGATAATATCAAATGTATCACCGGATTTTGTAGTATACCTCACAACAACCACCTCTTTAACTGAAATCAGTTCTTGGATTTCCTCCTAAATCAAGAAATACTTCTTCGATCATATCTCTTAATTCTCTATTTGAACGCTCCAATTCTGTTTTATCCGCATTTCCTTCAATAATATTTTCAATATTAATTTCAATTTTAGTATTTTTAGTCGAATTATCAGATTTTAAGTTGTTTAATATTTTAGTAGCCTTAGAAGGAGTTTCTTTTAGTTTTTGTATAAGCGTCTCGGTTTTAGTTGCAGTTGTAACCTGAGTTCCTTGTGGCATATTAACCAGTTCAGGTCCTTGCTCTCCAACTATAGCCATACCTCCGCCGAAATTATTCGTTCCTTTTGCTAACAATGGGATTTCTGGAATGTCCGGGCCAAAACTTTTACCTCCAACTCCTGGTACCCAGTCGGGTATAGAGACATCAATCTTTCCAATGCCTGCAAGGGCTGTATTAATCAAACCTATAGTATTATTAATTGGAAGTTTAACTAAATCTCCAATTAAAGAGAATGAACCTCCGACTGCTTGAACAACTCCATCCCAGGCTTTTGACCAGTTGCCAGTAAATACTCCGCTTACAAAATCAACTAGTCCGTTAAAAGTGTCTTTTCCTGACTGATAAATGTCAGTGATTCCACTTATAAAAGCTTCAACTACCGGCAAGTTTTTAATTAAATTATAGAAAGCTCTTAACTTAGGTAATATTTTGTCCCAGTTTTTATAGACCAAATATCCGGCAGTAGCCAGAGCGCCTATCGCGATTGCTACAACTGCAGCTGGATTAGCTGACATTGCAAGATTAAGCGCGACCTGAGCTTTGCTTGCCGCCAAAGTAGAATATCGAGCTGCATTCATAGTTGTTTGAAAAGTACTATAAGCTTTAGAGATTGCTTGAACAATCATTCCGGCTTTTTGAGCAGCTGTCAAAGCAATTTGAGTAGTTTTATATGCTACCATTGCAGAAGTTATTCCAACGACAATTGGCTCTATTGCAGTCCAATTATTTTTTATGAAATTATAAGTTGCTCGGACAGGCTCCATAGCCGCTTTTGCTTGAGCTCCCATTTCTTTATAATTAGCAAGAATAAATTCTAACCCTTGATTAATATAGGGTAAAACTTTGTTACCAAAATTAATTTTCAATACATTAATTAACTGTCCAAAACGTTCTCTTAATGCTTTAGAAGTTTTAACTTTATCTTTGAAAGCTTCGTTGCTTGCTCCAACTGCTTGATACATAGCTTCTGTTTTAGTTGTAAAGTTTTCTGACTGAGCTCCAGTTAAAGCAATAACTGCATTTAATGCTTCAACTCGCCCAAACATTTTACTTAATTGTTCAGTAGATCCTCCAGTAGCCTTCTTTAAAAGGTCAAGTGTTCCCTGGAAACCCTTTGCTTTGATCATTGCTGCACCAGATTCATATCCTAAGCCATTCATAACTTCTTTCATAGCTGATGTTGGCTTTGTTAAAGCTGTGAAAACCCCTCTTAACTGAGTACTTACTTTTGCAGTATCACCAGTAACACCAGTTAGAGTGGACATAGCCCCGAAAACAGATTCCATATTGGCTCCCATCGCGCCAGCAAGAGGTACTACATCACCCATATTCTGTGCTAATTCTGGGAAACTTGTCTGACCTAATTTAACAGTCTGGAAACCTAAATCAGAAACTTTTTGAGCAGTCTCTGCACTTACATCTCCGTAACCTTTCATTGTGGCAGATAAAAACTTAACTACATTTTGAACATCCGCATTACCACCGCGAGCATTTTCTGCAGCCTTTTGAAAAATATCATAAGTATCAGCGCTTTCTCCTAATGCTGATATAGTTTCATATAGACCTCTGTTTAACTGTTCTGTAGAAAGACCAGTTGCAATTGCTGTTTGTTTAACCTGCTCACTATAATTACCTAACTTTTCTTTTACATTGCCATCCAGGAGAGTACCAACATCAGCCATTTGATCTTCAAATTCCATTGCTGCTTGAGTAGAGCTTTTTAAAGCGGTGACTATTGTTCTGGCACTAAAATATATTCCGGCAGCACCCAAAGCTCTTTTCATAGTTCTACCTAGTTTAGAATAAGCACTTTCTGTATAACCTGCACTTTTTCTAATATTTTTCATATTCTTCTGGACTTTAGAAAAAGATTTATGCATACTGGATTGAACTTTTGCACCCAAAAGAAAATGAGTTTGATAAGTGGTCCTACTTGCCATTATTAGTCACCGCCTTTATATCATCAGCTATATTGAAAAGTTCATCGATTTCTAAGTAATAATAAAAATCAACGCTGGTTGATGTTCTCAAACCTAAACTGACAGAAATTTTTCTTAACTTTTTTCCGTCAGTGGCTTTTATTCCTCTCCGTAGAAAAAATTCATTACCGCAGTCTTTACTTTAATAATATTTTTTGCACCTAATTGATCAAAAAATTCCAGCGGTAAATCTGTAACTCGGTTAGATACCAATCTTGCATAAGCAACACTGGCTTCTGGTTGAGAAGAAAAGTTACCATCTAAATTAAACTGTTTTTCTAATTCAATTAGATCACTGGTTTTTAGCTTTTCCAAACCAGTTAAATCAATTTTTTCTACAGTTTTATCTTCAAATTTGATTGGCTTACTTAACTCAATGATCAACGGATTATCTTTTTTCACTTCTTTAGACATTTAATTTACCTCCTATTATATTTGATCTCTTACTTTTTTAAGTATATCTTGACCATCAACAACATAAATGAAGTTTAATTTGTCATATTCTAAAACTTCTTCTCCATCAATAACTATTTTGATATACATTATTTCAAGAGTATTAGCAGTCTCAGATGGCTGGCCAACTCCCATAGTACCTAAATTAAGATTTTTAGGCACTACTTTCATAGTTATTTTCACTGGTTGATATTCAATAGTTCCAGCAGAAGAGTCATTAATCTGCTGAGACCCACGCAAGATTATAGTTTTGGCAGTAGGAGTCATCAGTTTTGTTGAGCGTCCGTTAACAGTTCTATACGGGATTTCTATTTCCATGCTGCTAAAATGTCCAGGTGTTGGACTTTCATATTCTCCCGCTATACCAGCTCCGGAAATTGTTTCTGACATTGCTTCAAAATTTGGTAACGTTACTTCGCCTGTGATACCAATCATTTTTTCGCCTTCATCATAAAGATTAAAGTTAACTACTTTTTCTGGAATAGGATTTACCACTATTATTCACCTCCAAGAGCTGCTTGCAGAGCATAAGGATCAAACTCTAGAATGTTTGTGATAGATCTAGCTGGTGGATATGGTGTCAAATACTGATGGAATACAATTTTTCCATCGATAATATCAGTCAATGGATTTTCATCCTGGTTAAATTCAATCTTAGCTCCAGCCAGCTGCTGTTTAGCTTTATAACCATTTGCTCTGATGTTTTCGCTATCCACAATATTTTCAACTAATCTTAAGTTAGTGGGATCATCGACTTTTTGGAAATATGTCCGAATGAATGTATTTCCCCACCAGTCAAACATTCTTCTAACAGATATGAATGCATCCTTAGGATCAGTAGTAGATGGATAAGCTCCAGTTCTATTACCCCAGGCTTTCCAACCATCCATATTAATAGCAGTTATAATACCATTGCTATTTAAAAGATTGGCCTGCACCTGATCTAGATATACTTCTTCTCCGTTTTCTAAAACAGTGGCTGTAATTTTAGCCTGCTTGTTAGATGGAGAAACAAAAGGAACGCCTTCGTTTTGATCATCAATAAAAGCCATTAGCGGTGCAATAAGAGCGCTAAAATAATAAGTTTTATCTCCAACCATAGCTTTTGGCCAGGCGACAATATTATTTTTATCAGTGTAGCTGTTATCATTCTTCCAGCCAGCTGCATCACTATAAGCTGCAGCTCCATCAACATCATTTGTATCAATATCAAGAACCGACTGACAGCTAAATGAACCGTTAATTCCTTTTGTTTTTGAAGTCATTGCAATACCTACAGATGGCATGTGACTCCAACCAGGGGCCAGAATAGTACCAGGTATTACTGATAATTGAGGAAATACCTGCTCAACATTTTCTAAACCTTTATATTTTCCAGTAGCAATATCATAACCACCAATCACATCATCTTTAGTTACTGCTGATGGATCTAGCTTTGTAAAACCTAAAGTTAGTGATGTTTCTCCGTCAGTTTCTATTTGACCACCTTCAACAACTTCCAGTACAACGAACCCATCATCATTAAAAGATAATTTATAATCATTATCTTTTACATAATCGGTTACTCCGTCTTCACTGCTGACAGAAAAGTTTTCATCTAACATTATTCCTTCTTCTTCAATTTCAATTTCATTATTTACAATTGCATAAACTTCATCGGTTACAGCTATATTATGTTCTGCGGGATCTAGAACATTAATCAGTACAATTGGTGCAACATTAAAGACTCTAAAAGATGCATCAATAGACTGGCATATAGTGTAATTTTCAAAGTCATCAGAATAGCCAACTTTACTTACTGCTTCAGCAAAGCTATAAGCAATAAGTGGTTTATTAACAGCACCCTGTGGATCTTCAACCAAGTTTACTGGTGCTGTACCTACAACAACCTGTATAGCACTGTCAACCTGTACAGGAGGTGTTAATGAAGTTGCCTGTTCTGTAATATATACACCGTGTTGATAAGCCATTTATTTCACTCCTTTATGAGTATAGATTTTCATTTGTTTGTAATACTTTTGCGACTTCCCAGTTAGTTTCTAAGGCACTATAAAAATAAGGGTAAGTTACATCATCGTTAGTCATCCATTTAACTGGATAATCAATAACATATTTGCTATCAAATAATTCTTTTTCTCTTAAATGTTGATATATTTTGTTTAAAATAATTATGCTGTCTTGATAACCTTGATTGTTTTCGTCTTCATCATAAACGCCAACCATGAAAAGAATATGGGCTGTATTAGCGGTATCTTTGCTTTGTTCTTCTCCATCGAGTAATATCACATTTACAAAAGGAAAAATATCGATATCTTTTTTCTTTTTCGGCAAATACTGCTTATAAAAATTAATATTCACTTTTTCATTATCTGTATTTAAAAATTTAGTACCTTCAAAGATTTTTGGAAGGACTTCATCAACTAAATGTTTTTGTAATAAAATAGGAACCATTATCTACCACGCTCCAGTACTCTTTTAACTTCATGATCAAGCCGCTTATAAAATGTCTCTTCTGCTCTGTCCTGTGCATAATCTGATATTTCATCGTTTGCAATCATTTGAGGTACGGCCGGGCCAGCCATTCTGGTAATAGGCAGCCTTTTTTCTCCAACCCTTTTAAATATTTTGTTGCCATTAATGTCAGTTACAAATGCATCTTTCAAATCTTTATAACCATCTCTTTTAATAGCAACTTTAAGCTGAGGTGGATTAGATGGCTTTGGCTTTCTGGGTTTATATCTGAACTTATCAAGCGGTACATGTTCACCCTCTGAAACTACTAAAGCCCCCAGGCTTGACCTGCGAGCTTTGATAGTTTCTATTGTTTTTTTAACATCACTTGATTTAATATGATATTCTTTGCGAGTTTTCTTAGCAGCATTAGATCTCATAGTAGATGCAGCTCTATTAAGAGCACGATATAAAACAATTGGCGTTTTACTCTTATATCTACCAAGAGTTTTTTCAATCTCTTTAACCATATTTGTTGAAATTTCTATCATGAGAAATTCGCCACCAATCCGATCAGATATGACCCTGTTTCCTCTTTTGAGTCCGCTACCTGGTATAAGTCGCCGTCGAAGCGGATATTCTCTCCAGGTAAAGGTTTATCCCCATAATCTGCAGCTTTTACAATAAACATCATATCTGCATTATATATTCCGGTAGGATCTTTAAACCCAGTTTGCCTGTTTTTGCCCCATTGTTCAATTAAATCATTATCAACGATTACATCCATTTCAGTTCCATTTATGCTGTGGTTAGTTGCAAACTCATCGACATTCATAAACACATCAAGGTCAGATTGTAAATAATCTTTTAGTTTTGGCATAATATCATTCCTTAATCAGTGATTACTTGATCAGGATCTAAATCAACATTCACTTCCCCTTCTTCTGGTGGTTCTTCCATTTCACCAATTTTCTCTTCAAGTGGGGCTACAACCCCTTTTCTATTTTTAGTTTCTCTTTCAAAATCTAACATGTCATAAAGGTCATCCAGATCATCAGTTTCAGAAATTAATTTTTCAACTTCTTCAACAGTGAGATTATCCGGAATAATTTCAGGCTCTTTTTCTTTGCCTGGGCCATCAGATTCAGAGCTTTCTTTCTTTTTGACATCTTTTATGATTTCTCCATAGCCTTTTTCAGCTAAACTTTTTTCTTGAGATGCAGAAAGGCCAGAAATTATATCTCCGGCCTTTTCATTTTCTCCATATACAGTTTTTTCAAATCTAACTTTGCCGTGAGTTACTTTAAACATAATTTACCTCCTTTATTAACCTCTAGTGTCAATTACATACCAGCTATCAATATCGAATGGTGCTGGTAAAGGTTTTGAAGTCATTCTAAATGTCATAGCATCATTACTTGTGTCAGCAAAGATTTTAGGAACTCTAGTTCCTTCATAAGTATGATATCTTTTATCATCTTCAAGCTGAGTGACAGCTGCATACAACATTTCTCCTATTCCCTGAGGTGCGATTGCTACATGATCAGAAGGAAAATAAGGTTTAACTACACCGTCATAATCCATATACCAGGAATAGTAGGTGTAAAAATCAAGCCCTAGATCACTGATAAAGCCAAGATATTTAACTCCATGACCATCAACTGTTCTAAATTCAGGATTGATCATACCCATTTCCATTCTTCTATTATCTAATTTATCTTTAAAATCGCTATCATTTAATAAATCAGACCATGCATCCTGTCCGATAATAGCCATTTCTGGGTTATAACCAGACTTAAGGACAGTTTCTACACCATTTGCAAGATCTTTATATCTAGATGGAGCTGAATCATTCCAAGCATCAGTTCCTGTAAGAGTCAACTTATTATTAAGCTGATAATTAACCTCATCTGTTCTGAAGTTAGTTAAATCATTATCTATATAACCTTTAACAGTTACTTTTCCATCTGTTAAAAGCTCAGAACACATTAGTTCCTCTCTGCGAGAAATTGAATCTTCCATCTCTTGAGAGTCCTGCTCTAAGAAATAATCCTGCCTTTCTTCAGGAGATTGAGAAGTGTGTACTGTTTCCCCTGGAAGTCTAGGTTCTAATACCTCAGGTCTCAGAACTCTTTGAGGTGCGATCTTTGGTGGCTCATAGTTCTTAGTTTCAAAGCCTTTTCTTTCCATGTTGATACCACCAACATTTTTTGCAACAAAAGGAGCTATTTGACGTCCTCCTTTTCTAAAATCGATATCAACAGTTTTTGTTAAAAAAGTATTTGCCTGACCAAAAAACGTATCGCGAATAAAAGTGGTAACTGGCATGTTTTTTGATCTAGCAGGTTTCATAGTGCGAGGGTTGTTTAAATTAATTTCATTAGCCATTTATATTTCCTCCTTGAATTTAATAATTAATAGAATCTCTAAGATGTATATTTACATCTCTTAATTCATCTTCGTGATCAGTCGGGGTGCTATCCCCACCAAAAATTACAGCATTTCTATTAAAAATACCTGTTTTCCAAACTGCTAAAGTTACATCTCCTCCAGAAGTATCAACATCTTCTGGCAATACATATTTAGCAACTTGACTGCCATCGGCGCTTGCTTTATCACAAAGTTTTCCTTTGCCGTCAGCTTCAACTACACCCAGAACACTACCTCTTTCAAGAATGCTTTGTCCTTGAGCAATTGTTAAAGCAGCAGTCAGCAATTCTACTTCATGGCCAGCAACTAAATTATCAGGTTCATTGTTAGCAACAACTTCATAATTAGCCATCAATCTTCACTCCTCTCCTTTTAGCGTCAAATTTAGCGACTATACTTTTAGCTTTATCATCCACATTTTTAGGGCCAGAATCTTCTTCGGCTGAATTGTTAGCTTCTACATCTTCTACCCCTGACTCTTCAGTATCTTCTCTAACATTGTTAAGATACTGACCAGCTTTTTTCTTATCAGATTTCATTGCTTCAAAAGCTAAATCTTTTGCATCCATTGGTTCATCGAACTTAGCTTTATTAACCAAGTCCTGATCAATATTGTCTGCAATCTCATCAATATTTTTAATTCTTTTTCTTTCTGACTCAACTGCTTTGTTTTCAGCTTCCTTCACTAAATCCGGGTAAGCATTAATTAAATCTTCAAGGTTTTTAATTTCCACGTCCCGATCACCTTCCTTTTGAGAATTATCTTCCTTATTTTTGTTTTCTACAGCCTGTTCATTTGATTTTATAGAAATCATCTCTTTAATAGATGTTTCCATACTGTTAACTATTTGCAACCTTTTAAATTCATAATCCTTAATATTTTTGACGTTAAATTCTTCATCTTCATCCTGATAGAGAACTTTATCAGCAAATTTTTCTTTTACAGCCGTATTTGCACTCATCCAGGTTTCTTGATTCATCATTTCCCAGATTTCATCTTTTGGTCGACCAGTACCAGCTATATAAGCGTTAACAATTGCTTCTTTAATTTCGTCTAACACATCAGCAACTTTTCTTAGTTCCTCAGCGTCACCAAAAACTCCGTTTGCCGGAATAGGATTATGAATCATAATTTGGCCAACCGGTGAAATATATCTTTCATCTGCTGCCATTGCAATCATACTTGCTGCTGAAATTGCTTTACTGTCTATTTTTACAGTGACTTTTCCTTTATGCTCTTTAAGCAGAGTGTATATACCAGCAGCTGCAAAAACTGAACCTCCAGGACTGTCAATCCAAACTGTTATGTCTTTTTCTTTGTTTTTTATTAAAGTGTCCTTAAGTTGGTTCTTGCTAGCATAAGGTATGCCAAGCCAGTCATATAACCAAGAATTTTCACTATCTAATATCTCGCCTTCGATTCTCAATTCAAGACTTTCTGAATCTTCATTTTCAATATTTTTAAAAGACCAAAACTTAGTCAATTTCTGTCGCCCCCTTTTCAATCTCTTTGTTATATAGAGTCTTAACTAGATTTTGAACAGCATTTTGATCATCCTCCCCAAGCCCATCATAGGCTTCTCTGACCTTTTTGTTTTCCTTCAGTAGCTGTTTTATATTATCGTCCCAATTGCTTCCATTGAGCTCGGTGGTTTCTCTTTCTCTAGTTGATAAACCATTTTCTATTCTCATAATTGCAGCAGTGACCTCTTTCACTGGATCAACCTGTCCTGGAGCTGGTCCTATCCATTCTGCAGAAGCCCAGGCTCTTTTAATGGCAGGATCATTGAAGTAACCAGGTGCTTTAATTCTGCCCCGGGCAACTGCTTCTGTTAACCATAATTCATACACTGGCTGGCAAAAATCATTAGCAAACCAGGTTCTCCGCATTTTAAATGCTTTCCAGGCTTCTAACAATGCAGCTCTACTCGCTGAATATGAAGAAAGAAACGCTTTATTTAATAACTCATATGGTATTTCTAAAGCTGCACCAATTTGTTTGGCTATCGCATTTATGAATGGCTCGAAATTATTTCCCGGTCTGGTCGGATCTCCAAATTCAACACTTTCACCTTCACCTAAGACATTGATTGTCCCGGCGCCCATTTCGTAAGAATTTGGATCTTCTTCATCTACCTGTTCTTCACCCATAAAGGTTTCTCCAAAAGGTATTTCATTGGCCGGGCCATCTTGTTTAATAAATGCAGTAAAAAATGACTGCACAACTGCTGCAGTCAACTCTGCTTTTGTATATCTAGTTATTTGTTTTAAGGATTCAATAACCGGAGCAAGATAAGGTACACCTCTGTACTGTTCGCATCTTTCAGGCTCCATTAAATGTAAGATATTAGGTTCCCCAGTTTTGTCTCCAAAAGCTTTAACTCTTTTCCATTTTGTGAAGTGGCCATCCATTTTCTTTTTCGGATGTCTATTTGCTACCCAATAAGCGACCACAGCCCCACTTTCTTGATCAACTTCAACACCATTATAGATAGGATTTCCAGTTTCACTATTTTTACCAGAAGTATTATACTGAGCACTATAAAAACTTGAATAACTAAAATTACTTCCTACATTAGGAGTGCCTATTCTATCACCTTCTACAAGGTGCAGCCTTAAAGTATAAGGCATCCAACTTTTTGCTTCATCTCTTTTAATGAGTGGAAAAACATCTCCATTCATTAGCCAGGACATTAGTGCCAGACCCTGCAGCTCATAAAAATTATTAAGTCTTAAATTATCGGCCCAAACTGATTCTGCCCACAAACTAAATTCTTTTTCGACTTTTCTTTCCCACTGATCAGCTTGTTCTTCGCTTATTCCTAAAGTTTCAGCATCTACTTTTGATTTTAGTTTTAAACCGGCACCTACAACATTGGTCCTGTTGGTTTTGATTGCAGAAGCAGCTAAAGGTGACCCCATAAATAATGATCTTGAGCGCTGTCTTAATGTATCGAGATTGTCATTAATATCTTCGTTAGGGCTGCGACTCAATGAATTCCAACCTTTCATTGATTTTTTCTGATGGCTGGCTCCGCTTTCGCTGTACCCAGAGTTTTTAAATTTCTCCCATGCATTAAGTTTTTCTCTTGCATATTCTCTTTTTAGTGCAGTCTGAGGACTAAGATATTTTACAGCTTTGTCGATTAAATTCATATTCGTCACCTACCGTACTTTTCTTTTAATCAAATTTTGTCTATTTTTTTCCTTTGATTTAATTTTGGTGTCCTTAGGAATGATAATTTCTTTTTTTGGCTTATTTTTTTTATTTTTGTAACTCATTTTGTACCTCCTATAGGTCTCTGGCGGTAATTCTATAAGCTTTTCTTCTGCCTTTTCCGTCTACTGCGGCAGTTAACTGATCAACTTGTTTTTCTAAACTGTCAATTGCTGCTCTTATTTCTTCTAAATTAGCTCGAGTCAAACTTCTAGTTCCAATTTTGTACTCCTGGCCGGCAAGAACAGCCATTTCTGCTTCATAATAAGCTTCTAATCTTTGTTTTGCTTTTTCTAACCTGTCTTTTGAAGCCATTCAAACCACCTTCCTTATACTGAAACACCCTTATTAACCACACCGCGGCGCTTCTTTTTTCTTCTAGATTTAGAATTGCTTGTACTAACACTGCCATTTCCTTTTTGTTTTAGCCTTTTTTCAAGTGCATCAAAGCTAGGATTAAGTATATTAAGTGCAGCTAAAGCATAATTTCTTAAATCTAAAGGCTCATTTCTCTGATTAGGGCTGATTTTTTCCCAGACCATTCTGTACTGGCCACTCCTTTTTCTCCGGACCAGTTTCTCAGATATGAGTCCTTGAAAATAACTGCGATCATAATTTCTTTCTTTATTAGCAGGGAAGTGACAATATCCATCGCCTCTTTCTTTTATCTTAAGTCTTGACATGATAGTTGATTTACCAGAATCAACACCCAAAATAAAGACCGCAGCATTTTCTTTTTTACTGCGGTAAATCTTATCTATCAAAGGAATACCCGGGCCACCGCGGCCTTTAATAGCAAATATTCTTCTATGTTCGTTCTTTTTGCAAAATTTATAAACATCTGAAGTGAAATGACCTCCAGAGTCAACACAGGTACAGGCAACTTTCATTCCTTTACCTGACTCTGTCCTGAAAGTCTGGTCTAATTTATCGGAAAGCATCTGCCAGGTTGAAGGCATATCAGGAGCACCCATTATCATGCCATACTCATTACCCCAGGACTCCTGCCCTTTTCCCCAGCCTGCTATCTCATATTCTAGTCTGTCATCCTGAACATCGACACCAGCGGTTAAAAGTAGAACTCCATCTGGCACATCTGCTTCATATTCTTCCCTGCGTTTTAAAAGAAATTCTTCATCTTCAATTTCTCCTTTTTCCTCCCAGGGCAAACCAAGCATTGTATTTTTAAATACCTTATACTGCTCCGGATCTTTCTTCACAGTCAGCCATTCTTCTATAATTTCTTCCCAGGGAGTCCAGGGACTCACAAAAGCATTAAGATGGAAACTTCTTGTCTTAATTACATCATCATTTTCTGCAACCCATTTACCTGATTGATTCTTCCAGGTGTGCTCATCAAATTTGCTATGACATTCAGTGCACTCATATTTGAGATCCCAAACTTTATAATTGCCTTTTTTATCTTTCTCATATTCAAATTTAACATTTTGCAGATGTATATATTGATAATCTCCACAATGAGGACATTTAAGCTTCCATTTTTCCTGAGTACCTTTTTTATATTCATCCTCAATTCTGGAAGCATCCTTAATTGTTGGAGTAGACACATAAACTTTTTTCTTATTCCAAAAAGTAGTTGTTCTTTTTTCAGCAAGTTTTAACGGATCGCCTTCACTGCCGGCCGACTCTGGATATCTGTCTATTTCATCAGCAAGTAATATCCTTATTGGTCTACTTGCTAAACCGGCTGGAGAATTAGCTCCTCCCAGGGCAAGAAAACCACCGGGGAAAGACTTCATCAAAATAGTATTATTCCCGCTTTTACTTTTGCTGTCTGCAACTTTTTCTCTCAGAGAATCAGCTGCCTTGATAGAAGGAGCAATTCTTCTCTTTGAAAAATCCTGAGCAGTTTCAATTGTTGGTTGGATCATAAGCATAGGACAAGGATCAACATCAATATAATATCCCATGACATTAATTACTATTTCAGACTTTCCAACCTGAGAACTACTCATTACAACAACTTTTTCTACTTCTGGATCATTAATAGAATCCATTATTCTACGTTGGTAAGGTGCCCGCTCTGTTCTCCATTGACCAGGCTCAGCTGATGTTTCCTTAGGTAATTTTCTATATTGATCAGCCCAGTCACTTATTTTTAGATCCGGTGGAGGTGCTACCATTCTGACTATTTTTTCGAATAATCTCCTACTTTTTTTTTAGCTAAATTGTCTTTATATAGATCTTCATCATTAACAAATAAGGAAGGATCGTATTCTGATAATTCTTCTAATGCTTCTCTTAGCTCTGTATTCATTAAATCATTTATTTTATTAGTATTTTTAACTCCAGTTATTTGAGGAGCTAATTTAGTTGGAGTTGCAAGAATTCTATTTCTAAAAGTAGTGATCATATCAGTCATTCTAAATTTTATGGCTTCTGCTTCAAAAACCTTATTTTGCTGCTTAGCAAGTTTTATTTCACTGATCCGCTTTTTAATTTCTTCGTGCTCAGCTCGAACTTCATTTAAATCTCTGCTGCCGCTTCCAAACTTAAATTCATAATATTTTTTAGCGCATTCTTTGAGATTATATTTTCCTTCTTCAACTCTATCGATAATTTCTGCATCGACTAACTGGTAAACTCTGCGCTCTGAAATATCTATAAATTCTGCTAGCTCTTCAGCTGAAACTGCAAATTTCATAAGGACCTCCTTTTCACTGAAATTAAAATCACCTTAAGTTCAGTAAAATGCTGTAAATAAATGTTTTTTTAATGGTAAAAATAAAACTGCCACGAACGCTGTCATGACAGTTATTATAAAAGTTTGATATTAGATTTTAAAAAATATAAAAGTTTTCGACTGTATGAAATTGAACTTTTTTCACCGAAATCTAGCCAGTTTTTGGGATTCAGCGTCACCGCAAGGCTCTAGATTCTCAGAGGGACCCGCAGATTCTGGGGGCATGTGGAGCCAGCAGGAGTGCTGAGCTGACACCTTTTTCCTCTGCTATCCAGTAGCTGCGGCTGGTAGTTTGTGCTGCATTCTGGCTGATTCGTAGCTCTATAAACGAGTAATGGCCCGGACATTGAGTCCGAGCCACACATATTATAATAGAGGTAGTATGAAAAAACCCGGCCTAAATAGTGGAATTAGGCCGGTAAAAAACCAAACAGGAAATAAATAAGTAATAATGGAAAAACTCACAATTACTTCATACTATCATTATATTCTTTATATATAGAAAATCCACTCAAAAACAGCTCAAAATCATACCAAAATAACACCAAACTAATGTTTTTTTAAAAATTAACTCAATAATTCTCGACTTTCAACCCAGAACTCCCAAGCAGACATCAGTCCGTGAACTTTTAATTCTGCAAATATTTCTTGTTTTCTATTTCTTATTGTGTTTTCTGAGCAATTAACTCGACTTGCTGTATCTTTTACTGACATATCGTTAAAATAAAAGTACTCGACTATTCTTCTCATTTCAGTAGGTAAATTAATATAAGCGTGATAGATTATATTTCTTGCTTTAACTAAATTCTTATATTTGCTATCATGTTCAGACTTTCTGGCAACAAACTCTTCAACATCAGAATATGTATTATTAGTTTCGCCAGACCCTACCTTACTATAATTAATAGCCTGCAGTGCATATTCAGGAGCATCTTTTATAGCTTCTGTTGCAACTTTTGCTTTTATCCTTCTATAATTATTTAACAACTCTTCTATGATTTCTTTCTCTTTATTAGGCATTGCCGCAGTCACCTCTGTTATTTCTAATTTGATAATCAGTAGCACTGTGTTTTTCTAAGTAATCAGCCTTTGCAACTTCCAATAATTCATCAGCGGTCATTTCTTTGCCACACCTTATACATTTACCTTTTTCTTTTCTATTATCTAAAATGAAAGTCCTTCTGTTGCACCTAGGACATAATACTGGCACTTGAATATGTCTTTTAATACCCTGGTATTCACAAATTAATTTAGATTCATTTAGCATTTCCGCCCAACCCCTCCACCATTTGATAATTAATTACTTCATATTCTTTCTTTTTAAAGTTATAAACTATTTCAAACCCTGCTGCTCTTAAAATATTAATGTATCTACTGACCGTTTTAGAGCTCACCCCCAACCGGCCGGCAATCAAATTTCTATTTAAACCACTCTCATTTACAATCATAAATAATACTTTCATGCATCTTGTAATTATATTATATCGTTTATTGGAAGTGATCATAGATTCCTCCTACCAAAAAGTCACTACTGCCGAATCATGAGAGTAACCATTAATATTTCCCCAAGCAAAAATGATTCTAGAATTATTATCTAATATCCAACAATTTCTATTTGGTTTGCTTGCTATAGAAATATCATGATCTTGTAATACCTTTTTGAGCATTGGTTTTATATGCTTCGCACTGCGTAAAGATGGGAGCCAGATTATAACCTCTTCATTTTCTAATTCTAAGGCTCCGGCAACTAAATGACAATCATAAAAAGTTTTACCTTCTCTAGGACCGTGATTTTCTTTTAAAGCTACATCGTGAAGTCTTTCTAAATCAGTTTTCATTCTTCTCATCCTTTTTTAAAGTTTTATTAACAAAAATCTTAAAATTAATATCCCACCAATTATCTTCATAAAATATTCTTTAACTAAATTTTCTACTACTTTTTCTTCAATCATTCCAGGAATATTCAATACTTGGTTTATAAATTTTACTTTAACAAGTATATATTCAAACATTATAAGAATTAAAAATAATTTATAAATAAAATAAGGAACGTTTTTTATTAGTTCGATAGCGATCACTCCTTTAATCAAAATTTATGTCTTTAAATTCTACACCTTTAGCGATTAATCTGCTGCTAACATAGCCAACACTTTTTGAGCTTAATAATTCTCCGGCATCATTATATTTATCAGCCATTATTTTGATAATTGTTCCTATTTCATGATTTTCAAACCTAAGTTTAATCTTCATTATCTTCACCAGAACTCGTATCAACTCTAAAACTAAACTTTATCCACCGTTTTTCAAAACGATAAGTTTCATATCTTGCTTCTGGGTCACTATGAGCCATGCTCCTTTTGATCACTAATTCTTTTTTGTTGGCTGAACTCATAAAAACATCTTTTATTTTTTTATATTCTTTTTCACTTACAAAAAACATCATGTCTAAATAAGGTCTGTTTTCAGTTTCTTTTTGTATTTCATTTAGAAAGCTATCAATTATATCAACTATATTTTTCATGACTTCACCTCATCAAATTTTTATTTCGATATCATGACCTTGGTTAATTCTTAATGTTATGGAATCATCTAAGAAAAAACCATCTGGTTGGTATTCTAGTTCTGTTATTGCTTTTTCAATAAACATAGTGGCACTTATATTATTGATTCTCAAATATTTATAATTAATTTTTATAGAAGGTTTTGTTAATGATAATAATCTTTTTTCTTCTAAATAAATGTACATCTGGTCTGCATGACCATCCACTATAAAATCAAATCTTATTACTTCAATATTATTAATATCTTTTATATTTTTAATTTTGTTTTTTGTATCATCAAAAAAATCTATCCAGATCATTTTACCCCTCCAGTTCTTCAATAAATTCTATAGCTGCATCTGCTCCCTCTGCTAACTTAACAGCCCAACCGTTCTCTTTAAACCTCTTAAGCCATCTCTTTTGGCTTTCGCTAACCCGGCCACCTTTCAACCTCTTAAGTTCAATAGCAATTCCATTATAGCCGGCAACCGGCTTGAAAATTAATGCATCCGGCACGCCTGATTTAACACCTAAAGTTTTTTGTTTAACATAATACTGAACTTTGTGGTCACCTTCATTAGGTACATGGCACCAATCGCCTTCCATATATTTATAATCAAGATATTGAGCTAGCTTTTTCTGTTCTTCCTCTTCTAAAACATTAACACCGGCACCTTTTCTCTTTTTCTTAATCAAATCTTTTGCTTGTTTTTCGCTTACATTTCTCCAGGCCAACAAAATCAACCTCCGATCACCGGGCCAGCACCTAATCCATTACGGATAGATAATGCCCTCAACATGATATTTTTCTTTAAAAGATTCCCAACCCATACTGTGCGCTTCATTATGATATTTAGCTGATAGAGATATCTTTTTGAGTTTACTGTCATCAAATTTCTGTCTGTTTCTTCCCATCCCGATTGCATCAGTGTGATGAGCATGAATTATAGCTCCAGAGTTATCAATTAAATATTCTTTTCCCGGCAGGCCAGACACTGCACAAATTTTCTGATCAAGACACAGCCGCAGCCATCTATAAAGATTGTCCATTCTCTCTCTGGGGTGTTCTTTCCACTCAACTCCACTTTCATACCCTAACCTTATGCAATACTCAATAAAAAGAGCAGCGGTTTCTCTAGTACAATCCGAAAGGCTAATCTCACCATAACCGGTAACTTCTGAAAATTTATCTTTTATGATTCTGTACATTTCATTAGTCTCATGGCCAGTGCCTTCCGCAATATCTTTTATAGTTGCAAAAGCTTTTCTTCTCTGCCGGCCACTGATCATATTCATTCGCTTAACCTGTTCATCAGCATCAATCAAAAAAGTAGCTTTTATTTCTTCTGAATTTTTAAGGCCCGGGCCACCACTAATAATTTCTTTTTTATAATCTTCAGCAGCAACGATCACAATTTTAATTTTTCCTTTTACCAGCTGCTCAATATTTTTGATTTCTCCTTTTATCTTAACTTTGCTGTCTAAAATAATATCGAGCGGTTTGTCTTCAAAGTTATATAAATCCATTGGTGCATCTTTGGGGCCGACCAGTAATGTTAACCTGGCCGACCTTTTGTTAGTTCTCCATTTGCTTAAGCTGCATTTAAAATCCAATTACCTCACCTCAAATTAGTCTAAATACTCTGCTGAAAAATAATACGTCAACTGTTGTTTCATATATATCCGCAAGTATCTTAGCTTTATCGACTCCCGGGACAGTGTCTCCATCTTCCCACTTGCTATAGGTAGTTATTGTTACACCGCATTTTTTTGCTAAAAATGTTTTAGTATTTCCGCTCTTTTCTCTGGCCCGGGCCAGATTTTTGTGATTGATTGGCACTACCCACTCACCACCTTAAGTTCTGGTTTTTCATTAAAAGGCAGTTCCATCTGTTGCAGCTGCTTCTTCATGATCTGCAAATCAGAAGCCCAGAAGCCATGTCTTTTAAGTTCTTTGTTAAATCCTTCAAAGTCATGAGAAAGTATTGTTGGTTGGTCATTTTCATCAATAAAGCAATGCATCAGTTCATGATCTATTAAAGCTACCTGATGTTTGTGCTCCATTGAATAAAATGCCGGCTCAGCTATCTCGATGACAAATGTTGCTCCAGTAATAGCTTGATACTTAGATTGTACTTTTGACGCTTTACCATAAACCTCTTTTCCTTTTGATTTCATCGCTTTGTCTCTAAATAAGTAAATAATCTTAAAACCCTGTAGGTAATTATGATATTTTTCTATTAACTTATTAGCAATATTTTCTACCTCAGGGGCTTGAGTATATTGTGCCATTTTAATTTCCTCCTATTTTCATTTTTTAATAAATACCCGGGCCAGCTTATAATTAATAATACGGAACTTCATCAGAGTGCCCGCAAGATAAACAGTTGTAATTTTCTCCACTATCAACTATTTCCATATCATCAGTTCCACAATTTGAACATTGCCACCAGGCTATCCCTAAATCTACAATTTCTTGAGTACTTAACATTCCTTCTGTATTTGTTTTAACTATATATTCTTTTTTATCTCTATAATCATATCTTTTAACTAAATTTCCTCTAATATCTACAAATGGATTTTCAAGCATATCAAAAACTGGGCTTAACAATGCTATTTCTTTCGCTTCTTTAAAGGATTTGTGTGCCACATATTTCCCTGCTCCTTCTTCATTGTAAAAGAAATATACTTTATTCATTATTCACCTCCTAATTGCCCGGGCCATCGCTCTTGAACTTCCCCCGGCCGGTCTTGATCTAGGGTTTTATTCTTTTGAACAATTTATATTTATATTTATGCCAGGGCACTCCCAGTGCGCCCATTAAAACTTTCTTCATATCCAAACCATGATCAACTTCAAATTTATTTACCATTTTTTTAAAATCATTCTCTATCTCAATTCTACCGAGATGTATATCTCTATTTTGATATCTTTTTAATTCATCAAAATAATTGAATTTAAAATAGAATTCAACCATGAAATTATATAACTTTTTATGTGATAATTTAAGTAATTCATTTGAACGATTAGTATCTAATATTATCTGACCTAAAATTTCTAAATCCACTACTCTTAGATCAATTCCAGTTTTATCTACAAAGATAGCTGCATTTAATTTATATGATTTAGATATCAGCATTTCTATAAAATGATAATAGTTCATTTCTTGATCTTTGTAAGTTATCTTTTCGTCCTTTAGTGCTGGCCCGGTCAATTCTTTCACCTCCTCGTGTATATATAAATACTCAACAGGTACTTTAAAAGTGTCCATTATTTGCTTTCTAACTGATTTCATTCTTTCCACTCCCACATCTCAACAATACCATGCTTAATTGTTTTAGCTGTCCGAATGAGCTTTTTAATTTCTTCCATGGGATCAACTTCATTTCTAAAAAGCAAAGCTGTTTCAACCTTAGCCCCTTGATCTACCATTCTGGGAGCTCCGGCAATTAATCTTGCTATAACCTTGCCATATTTCTGGTCTTTCAACTTAGTAGTTACCTGGCAGATTATTTTCTCTTCATTATCTAAAATCTTAAACTGAATCTCATTTCTTTTCTGCACCTCTCTGACTGACCACGGCGCTTTTACATAATCCTTATACAAAGTTATTTGATCATCATCTATAGGTGAAACTACACATTCTGGCTCGTCCTCAGGTCCGACAATTCTATTTATTTTAATTTCTGGCCCGGTCATTGATTTTCACTTTCTGCTTCTATTTTGTCTTTGAGTTCTCTATAAGTATCGGATAAACCATAAAATCCATGTTCTCGGACTTCTTCAATCCATTTTTCAAGGTTACAAACATCTGTTATTTTCACCCCTCCACTTATCAAGCTTTTATGGTCAAGATTAGAATCATAAGCGTTATCAATATAGCGAAGTTTATTTTCTATATCATCGTTTGGCACAATAATAACTTCTCTGTTGCCTGGTGTAACTATTGTTAATGCTAGATGCTGCCCTTCGCTCTTAATTTCTTTTGCTTTATTTAATAAGTCTCTTTTATTAATTCTTTTACTCATCTTTATTCCTCCTTAAATTGATATAAGTAAAATAAACGCAATAATCAATGTGAATTTGGCTAAATATATTTTTCCTTCTTCGGTTTTCGCTATTCTGTATGCTGCTATATTCATTATGATTAAAAATATTAACTGTTTTAAAAAGTCCGGCATCTAATAACACCCCTTTCTATACTCTACTCTTTAAAAGTTAAGATAAATGTTCCCGAAACCACTAACCATTTAGCCGCAAACAATCTACCTTCCTGAGTCTCCCATAATATTGAATAGCCCAGGAATATTGCTAAAGTGACAATTAAAACTGATAATTTATATTTCATTCTGATTTACCTCCTGGCCCGGGCCACCGATAAAGAGCGGTTTAATTTCAGTTTCTTTATTTATCAGGCTGCCAATTACACCATCTGAATTTTGATATTTGCCATCGTAAGGTTCCAGTACTGTGCCGGCCACTTTAAAAAAGACTATCTGAGCGATTAATTCCCCGGCCTTGAGTTTTCTTTTGTTTGAAGAATTGTTAATAATCTCTAAAGTGATGTTGCCCTGAAACCCCGGATCTATCCATGCAGCTGTCTGATGAACTTCTATTGCTTTTCTACCGATGGTAGACTTGCCGGTAACAAATGCTGCTAAATTGTCTGGCAATGAAATGTACTCCTTTGTGCTACCTAAAACAAATTCCTGTGGATTGAGTGGCCGGTCATTGATTGATGTCGGTATATATTCAACCTCTTCATTCATTCCTATAGGTCTTGAATAATTTCTTTCCAGTAAAATCTTGTCTGCTAACCTTAGATCATATGATGCCGGCTCCACCTGGTCTGGATTAAAATCACTTATTATATTGTGTTCTGTCTGAGCTCTCATAATTTCTTGATCTGATAAAATCATTTTCCCACTCCTGTCTATTAAAATAATGCCAGTTGGCCAAACTCTGCCGGCTCCTCTTTAATCTCTTTTTTAACTTCTTTTTCTTCTGCCGGTTTATGAGTATAATGCTTTAGATGCTTCCAGAGTATGTCCTCAATTTCTTTTTTATAATCTTTTTCTATCCATCCAATTATCTGGCCAGACTCATAAAGAGTAATGTGATTTTCATTGATTTCTGGTCTTTCTTCAATATCGAAAAACCTATTTTCTAATCCTCTAATATGATTAAGCCAGATTCCGGTCCTTTTAGCTGATATCCAGCCGGCAATCATTGCACTATTTTTATTATCCTCTGATTTTTTAAAAGTAATCTTCCCACTATTTCTTTTTAATTTTAAATTTCCCATTTGGCTCACTCCTAAAGTAAATCTTTTGAAGTGTATCTGCTGCTTGTTCTGTACTTATTTCTGAATATATCAAACCGATATACTTTCTTTGGAACTGGAACTTTTGAGATTTGAAGATAACCCTCTTTGATTAATTCGTCTATTGCTGTGTTTATCGCTTTTTCTTTAAATCCCATGTTTATAGTTAAAACTTTTAGCTTTAATGTATTAGTTCTTCCGACTAAATCCCATAAGTAAGCCATCAAACCGTAAGCCGGCAAAGATAAATTATTGTTTAGATACCAAGGATTATATTTTCCCTCATCAGTGTATCTTTTTCTCACTTGAATAAATGGTTGATCATCATCTTTCATTATTTTTTCAATTTCTTTGTTGATGTTCATTTTCCACCTCCATTAAGTCCGGTCAACTTCTCAATGATTTCAATTCCGTTCTCTGGTTTTATGTGATCCTCGCATCCTTTGCAGCTAACTTCAATAAATCTTTTGTTTTTCTTCCTGCACCATTCCACTGCAGCTGTACCCAAATCATTATGGTAATACCAAGCGCATGGCCGGTCGGTTATTGAGCTATGATAGTGACAAAACCGGCCATTCCTGATCTGTTCCCCGCAGCCTTCAATATCGCAAATATAGTAATCATTCATTTTGCACCATGTCCGGCAGTACTTTATAAGGGCAACTGCTATGCTCTGGATCATCATGTATTACTGGAATGTCATATTTTAATAAACGCTTTCTTAATTTGCATTTATCAATCTCATCTTTTGATTTAATGCATTCGAGACAATGAACTTTTACAGTTTTGTCAATGATGTCATAAAGATCATCAGTCTCTACTGCAGTGACATCGTCCTCTTTCCTCATCTTTCTCTTTTTCTTTTTGGCCACCCTGGTATAATCTAAAGAAAGTTTTGTATCACGCACCTTTTTAATAATATTTTCTTTCTGCTCTTTGGCTGCATCCTCCATTAGCATGTCTTTTACTTTGCCGGTGTAGGTCCGGGCCATCTTGATAGAGCGTATAAACTTAGGTGACTTTTCAACTGAATCAATTTCTTTATACTTGTCGATTTTGTCATTTAAATATAATTGAAAGTGACTTAATACTTCTGCTATTTTCTGATCTTCTCTGCTTATATATCCCATCTTATCTCCTCTCTATTTTTTGACTAATTAACTTTGCGCCTAAAAGGGAACATCGAAGTCGTCGGGGTCAAAATTTCCGTTACCGCCTTGATTCTGGTTATAGTTTTGTGGCCGGTTTTGAGGTTGTTGCTGACTCTGGCTGTTTTGATTATTCTGTGGCTGCTGTTTTCTATTTCCCTGGTTATTATTTTTAGAATTCTGCTGCCGGTTATTATTATTTTGTGAATTATTTCTCTGGTTGTTATTGTTTGCGAAATCTAGAAAGCGGACATTGTCTGCATTGACCTCAGGGTTTATATAAGTTCTATTGTTATTTTCGCTTTTTCTAATATGCAGCTGGCCATCCACTCCCACAAGTCTACCTTTTCCAAGATGACGGGCGCAGTTTTCAGCCAAACCCCTCCAGGTGACAATACTGATAAAATCAACATCACGATCACCATTTCGATTGGTATAATTTCTTTCTACGGCCAGTGTGAAGTTACAAACCGGTGTTCCGTTACTGGTGTATCTAAGTTCTGGATCTCGTGTCAACCGGCCGATAAGTACTATTCTGTTGAGCATGTTAATACACCTCTATCTCTTAATTTATTTAATCTATATTTTACTTTGTTTTTACGCCAACCTAGAACGTCTGCTATTTCATCTATATTTACTTTTCTATACCCTTTACTAGCCCAGGTTATTAGCAAATCAAAAAGTTCTTGATCGGTATCATTAAGCCATCCACTGTTTAAATGCCTAACCATTGTTTTTATATCCACAACTTTAGTTCTCATTTTCATCCTCAGCCTCCTCCCAATAGCCGCCTGTTTTTTCGCTTAACCAGTCAATGTACAATTCTTCTATTTCTTCAGAAGTTGTACCATCAGGGAGGTCTAATATTTCCTCTTTTTCTTTTGCACTTGCACTATATCCAAATTTAATTTCCTTCATTATTCACTCTCCTTTACATTTATATAGTCACAATTTCCATACTGCTTATATTTTAATTCTTCAAAAAGTTCTCTATCAATAATTACATGATCATCATCTAACCCTAATTTCTTTTCCATCATAGGGTGATTATGAATTCGATTTTTAAATTTAGGCATCATTCATCAGCTCCTTTTTCTTCTAAAGTGACACGTATTAAGACTCTGTTTTTTTGTTCGGTATAAGATAAAATATTAAAGTCTGTTATATTAAACTTTTTATCAGCATCTTTACCTTCTTTTTCCCTGACTCCTTCCCAAATGTTTATAGTTTCTGGTCCTAATTCTGGATCATCGTATATTTTGCATTGAACTATAGTATTTTTAATCATAATTACCCAACCTCTACTTCGATATATTTTTTAGAAAAATCTTCTGTGCTTAAATTAAATGTAGGGCAATACCTTTTAATCTTTGAACATTTATTATGATTAGGACAATTCCAGCAATTTAAATGTTTTGGTTTTTGTTGATCAATCAATTGACCTTTTATTTCATCTAAAATATAATTTGCCAAATTTAGAACCTCCCTCTAATTTTTTCAACTACTCCCTGGATAATAAATATTAAACTTAATACAGGAGAAGTAATTACTGCAAAGACAAATAATAATATATCAAACCAAAGCATTTTCCAATCTATATAAACTGAACTAAAAACATCTCCCAGGGTCATAGTGATCAATGCACCCAACACCAAATATGTTACTATAACAGTTAAAAGCATCTAATTCCCTTTCTTTTTTATGCAATTATCGCAGACTCCAAATTCTGGTTGATCAGTATCTGTAACAATTACTTTTCCGCATTTTAAGCAAGTCATTATTTTTCACCTTCCGCGTCTCTGATTGCTCCCTCTAAATACTCGACTGTATCCATTATCCCGCAGGCATCCGGATTAGCTTCTAAATTTAAGAGTAAATCCTTTGACATTTTTACCACTTTCAAGAGTTTGTTGTTAATTCTGTGCAATTCATCCAACCTTTCAAATGAACCTTCTCTGGTTTCATAATCATTAACTGATACCGAGATGGTTTCTCTCAAACTATCCAACAGCAGCCAGTATCTTTCTTCAGGTGTTATTGATCTGGCTTCACAGTACTTAACTTTAATTTTGAAAGTTGTACCATCTTCAGTATTTAGCAGTTTATCTATTTTTTCTTTCACTGCTGCACATTCTTTACATTTTTCATTCATCCCAAATTCAACTTTTATATTTTTGGGCCGGTTACCTTCAATTAATTTTCTTTCTAGATTTACATTCTTTTTGCATGTATGCTCAGTTGAGTTAAATTCCATTCCGCAATCAGTTCTATATCTCATCATGTTTTTTCACCTCTTTATTATTTTCTAATTCTTTTCTGGCTGAATAAGGCAAATAATATGGTCTAGAATAAGGTTCCACCCAGCTAAAAGGACTTCTAATACCATAATAATTTATATCTTGTCCGCCAGACACAAATCCTTCTTTTCCCAAGCCCGGAAATATCGGCTCATTTTCATACTCAATCTTTTTGAACTCTTCCTCAGGTGAGTCGCAGGCTCTAGCATATTTATCATTTGCGTTTTTTCTTAATTGTTCTTCAAACATTTTTAAATAAAGCTCTTTTGAAGTTTTTTCAAAGACTAATTTACCGTTTAATTTATTGATCATTTCCTGCTGCTCATAATTTTCTTTATGCAATTTTATAGCTGTAACTATTGTTCCGAAAACTACTCCACCAATTGCAAATAATATATTTCCTAAATTCATCTATTCCTCCCTATTTTCTTGCTCTGGCCATTGTTATTAAGCACCAAATAAATATAAACCAGAACAAATATGTGCTATCCATTTAGATCCACTTCTATTTCTTGAATAATCCGGGCCAGCTCCTCTGAGTTCTCTTTAATTAAATAATTAATCATTATGTTCTGATTATCAGAGTTATCTTCTTTCTGCTCCTGGAGCTTAACCTCTGTTTTGATAGTCTCAAATAACTTTAATAAGTTAGGTATTTTTGATATTGCCAGGGCGAGCCGTTTCTTCTTTGGATAATCTTCATCATTAGCAACAAAATTTGCTATCATCTTATTAGAATTCTTATCTTTCACTTCTAAAATTGTAAACATTGAATTTTCATACTCTATAAACTCCCAGGGTCCTTTAAGTTGATCTTTCACTTATTTACCTCCTTCGCCTGCTGAGATTATTTTTTCTAACTCAATAATCTTCTCAATGCCAGTTTTAGTAATCACTTTATCTATTAATAAATAATCGCTATCTATTAAATGCGGTGAAACTCTAACTATTTCTAAGTCAAAAAGCTCTACTTTATCTCTTGGGCCATCTTCATAATATTTTATATGTCCGTCTTCGGCGGATATGAACCGGCCATAATTCATAAATATTTCTGTACCTTTAAAGTTAAACCAAATATCTAACGGCATTATTATTGTTTTAGCTTCTGGATTCTGTTCTATGTCATTAAGCAGCTCGTAAAATATTGTTAAATCCATTTTCATACCACCTTTTAACTATTCTTCTTTTTCTCTAACCTCTTCATCTGCTTTCTCAATTATTTCTTCTATCTTTGCCGGAGACAGCTGGCTGTATTCTTTCTTTATCTTGTCTTCGATTGGTTTTAAATAATCTATTTCCATGATATCCCCCTGCCTATTTTATTAATCCATTCAACATTTGTAACAACTAAAATTGGTATTTCTGGTTTACCTTTTATAGCCCGTTCTTTATTTATTAATTCTAATAAAACACTTTCCATTTTATCTCTTCTGGCCACTGTCATTCTTTTTCTAGTTATTAACCTTTTCCAACCTTTGATTCCTCCGCCGGTCTGATAATAGACTCTGTAAATATATCTGTTTTGCTTTTTCTTTTTCATTCTAACCTCCTTAAAATCCATTAAACTCTGCCATATTTTCTACTTCTTTCTTAGTCATATTCTTAAAAGTAACTGTGACTTCAATTTCGGAATTATAAATTTCTTCATCAATTGCCCCCATCCCGTTTAAGCATTCATCCACTACCTCTTCTTTCATCATTTCAATATCAACACTCTTAAATTGGCTGGGTAGTAATGTATAACTACCTATCCCTTTATAATCAACCTCGGCTACTAAAATTTTATCTTCCATCCTTAAACCTCCTCAAAAAGTCTCATTTGTCCACCCTCATGCAGCTTATATTTTTTATCTATTTTCTTGCATCTTTTCTCTGGTGAAAGAATTTTATAATTCAAATTACCTTTAACTGCTATTCTTAGCCAGGACTCTCCAGATACCTTATTAATGTCTTTCCCCAGCACTACTCCCTCGATTGTCTTATCTCCAGTTCCGAAAGTATACTTTCTTTGAACTGTATCACCTACTTCAATTTTCTTACTCACCCTGATCACCCTAACAACTTATTTAATATCTCATCAAAAGTTACTTTTGGTTTTCTGACTTTAATAATATGAGTGGTCCTGTGTTTCTTTTTTATTTTTTCGACTGCAGCTGACTGGTTCCTTGCTTTAATAACCTCTTTTCTAGCCCGGCCGTCTTTCTTGAAAATAACCTCATGACTTTTCATTATCTCCACCCCTGGCTTTGTTATATCTGTAGCAGATTCCCTGCCGGGACATCCTAAAAACTTTTGCTATCTGATTAAAATTAAGTCCGGCATCATAAAGTTTTACCATGTCTTCGGTTTTTCTTTTAGCAGCCAGTCTTCTGAACTTGTTATAAGCATTATCTGCACTAATATTATAAACTTCACCAATTTCTTTATAGGTCATATCTTCAGTAAACTTTAAAATGATCATGTCTAAAATATCATTATCTCCATTGAACTTAGTCACTGGCTCTTCTCCTGTTTCTACTACCTGCAAAGCTCCTTCCGGTGTATATCCTTCGATTATGGCCAGAGCTAACGCAGCATAACCTATTTCTTTTACGTTTGTATTAACAACTGGCACTTTAACCAACTCCTTAAGCTGAGACCTCAGCGTCTTTATCAGTAATATTCAGTCTGATTTCTTTATAATTTTCACTTAATTCAATTTCAACATTTTCATAATTTGCAGTACTTAATGCAGTTTCGATAAATGGTCCGGCAATTTTAATTCTTTTCCCTTTGTTGTCATTCTTAAAGTCTCTGAGCAGTCCGGCCATATCGTTTTTAGTGTCTGCATCAACATTTCCATTTACTATAATTGGTTTCATTCTTCTTCACCCTCCCAGGCTAATCTAATAGTATATTCTGCATCATCTTCAACCGGTAAACCTAATCTTTCTCTAAGTCTCCTGGCAAGAAAATCTTTTAGATCATGATCTTCAGAATATTTTTTGAATCTACTAATTGCATCCCGGGCCATCATTTCTCTGACATCACCTGTTAACTCCTGATTTCTATAGGCCATTCCAATTATATTAAGTCCGACTTTTTGAATCACTTCCTGAGTCAATGCCACAAGTATGTTCTCGAATTTTCTCTTATGCCCCTGAGGTATCTTTACATCAAGAGCTTTTTCATCTACAAAAAATAAGTTAATTGCTATCTGGCCAGACGGTTTGGAAAAGGCCGGATAAATAAATGTTGCTTCTGTTAATTTTTCTAATTCTTGATTAGCATTTTTCCAGTTAGGGAAAACTTCATTATTCATTATTATCACTTATCCTCTCTGCAAGTTGTTTTACTTCTGGTCTTTCAATTCTCTCAATATCTTTTCTAATTCCTCCAGGTAGCAGCATTCTTTCTTTTTCATGTTCTGAAATCTGTTCATAAGTCTTAATAAATCTGTTCATAATGAAACTGTCATCAGCATTATTATTAATCAAACTGAACCCAGTTATTTCTGCAGCCTTTAGAACTGGTTCCGGGAGTGCTTCTTTCACTTCTTTAGGATTATATACCCAACTATGCTTGCTGATTGCATTTAAAACCATGTTCCAGGCTTCTGGCCCGCTTATTTTCATTACTGGTTCATCTCTGGTCATTGCTTTTTGAATTCCTCTAATTAAATCACCTGGTGTTGGTGGCCATTCTTTTTCAATCATAAGTTTTTTTAATACTACTGAAGCTGGTTTGTAATCATAATCTCCTAAATAGTCATGCCAGACCTCAATCAATAATTCATTCTCGCTATCATCTTCAACCGGAAAGTTAAATTTATGATTATAATATCTATCTAAAGCGCTAAGTAACTGAACTACTTCTGATTTTTCCAATCTATTCACCCCCAGAATTATTCTTTTCCTCATTTTTATATTTTAAAAACAACTCTTTTCTCTTATTCCCTTTTTGTTTTGAATTTTTAGATGCTTTCCATTCTCCATTATTAATATCGCTTTTCATTTGATTTTCTAATTTGATTATTTGTTCTCTAAAAGTACCGGCTGATAAAATATTAGTGTTCCAGAAGTGATGATCCTGGCACCATTCCATAATCATTCCGATCTCTTTCCAATCATAACCGGCATCATTTCTACCTACCGGACCCAGTCTATTTAACTTATCTAACTCGTAAGCCCATTTTTCCATTGACTTTGGATCTGGTTGAGGAACCTGGGCCTTTTCATTATTTTCTAAAATTCTTTTTCTTAAATGCATTGCTGCTTTATAAGGTCTAGAATCTTCTCCATATTTAGGGTTATCTTCTTCAGTTTTAGAAGGAGGGTTCGGGCTTTCAGAGTCCGAACGTTTTTCTTTCTCCTTTCTTTCCCCTTCTTTCCCCTTCTTACTGTATTGTTCCGCGTCCGTTCCAGCGCCGTTCCAACCCTGTTCCAAGTCTGTTCCA